TTAGATAATAAATGCACCCACAAACGATTAGCCTCTACACTAAGTAATACATAGTTTGCATCTGTAAAACTAATGCTAAGGAGAATTACAATGGCATTCGGTTCCGCAGGGGGTTATAGCAACCTCCCAAATGGTAACTTCTCACCAGTTATCTATTCCAAACAGGTGCAACTTGCGTTCCGCAAAGCATCTATCACTGAAGCAATCACTAACAATGATTATTTCGGAGAAATCGCCAACATGGGCGATACAGTAAAAATCATCAAAGAGCCTGAAATCTCAGTCTCAGCTTATCTGCGTGGTACTACAATTGCACCACAGGATTTGGCTGATGCCGATTTCTCGTTAGTTGTTGATAAAGCTAACTATTTTGCTTTCAAAGTAGACGATATTGAAGAGGCTCATAGCCACGTCAATTTCCAAAGCCTTGCAAGTGATCGTGCAGCTTATCGTTTGGCTGACCAGTATGACCAAGAAGTTCTTGGCTACTTGTCCGGTTATGCTCAGTCTACTTTGCATGACAATGCTGATGGCGTCAACACTACAGTAAATGGTACTAAAGCTAACACTGCAGCTGGTTCTGATGAACTTTTGGCAGCTAACAAGCTGAACATGGCAAGCTTTGGCAACATCACAACTACAGCTTCTGCTGGTACAACAGGTGACTCTATCCCAATCGCAGCACGTCTGCCGGGTGCGACTGCCTTGCCAACTGCGTATGCTTCACCTTCTATGGTTCTGTCTCGCATGGCTCGTGTCATGGATGCTCAGAGTGTACCATCTACAGGTCGTTGGGTTGTCATTTCACCTGAAATGATGGAGATCCTTCGTGACGAAGATTCACGTCTTTTGAACTCAGACTTCGGTGGTTCAGGCTTGATGAACGGTTTGGTGGTGAATAACTTCCACGGTTTCCGTGTACACGTAACCAACAACCTGCCTTCAGTGGGTACTGGTGCTGCAACTACAGGTACAACTGCACAGGATGACAACTACGGTGTAATCGTAGCTGGTCATGACTCAGCTGTTGCAACTGCAGAGCAGATCAACAAAACTGAAACATACCGTGACCCAGACAGCTTTGCTGACATCGTTCGTGGTATGCATCTGTATGGTCGTAAGATCTTGCGTCCAGAAGCACTTGTAACTGCACGTTACAACTTGGCTTAACACGTAACTAAAATAATGAGTGGGCTGCTTAGTTGTGGCCCACTTATATGTACGTAAAAAGGGATTTAAATATGGCTATCACAACAGCAATGTGTACAAGCTTCAAATCAGAACTACTGGGTGGTACTCATGATTTAGATACTGATAGTATTAAGCTTGCACTAATTAAGGCATCACCTGCGGGTACGTATGGTGCTGCAACTACTAACTACTCTGACGTAACAGGTAACTCAGATGAAGCATCCGGTACTGGCTATAGTGCTGGCGGTGCTGTATTAGACAGTGTTACTATTTCTGTATCAGGGACAACAGCAATCGTAGATATTGCAGATGAAGTATTCAGTACTGCTACTATTTCTGCAGACGGTTGTATTATTTACAACTCTACAGCAGCTAATGCAGCTATATGTGTAATTGATTTTGGTGGGACTAAGACTTCTACAGCTGGTGACTTTACTATTACTTTCCCAACTGCGGATGCTTCTAATGCAATTATTCGTATTGCCTAATTAAAAATGCAGGTAACGTAATATGGTAGCTTTTACTTTAAACTCTGCTAGTTCTGGCGGTAGACAAGCTGACATAACGTTACCTGCAACGGTGTCGGCTGGCGACCTTTTGGTTGCCATGCACTATGACATTACCAACGAGACCATTCCAACAACTCCATCTGGCTGGACGTTAATAAACAGTTTTACCGGTGCGGGGACTGGAGGCACTCTTGGCATTATTGCTAAGATTGCGGATGGCACTGAGGGCGGTGCAAGTCTGTCTTGGTTCACCGGGTCTGATAATAACTACGCAGCTTTTTCTCTTACGCCAGACGCAACGATAACATCACTTGGATCGGTAACTGGCACGGATGCGGCTTCGGACAATACCGCCATTAGCCTAAATGCTACGCCCTCTGCGGGTACTCTGCCTCTCATGCTTGTTTACGCAGGGGGGTCTAATGGGGGAATAGACGTAACTCCAAACGGAGATTTTACCGAAAGGTTTACCGGGACAGATGGCGTAGAGTTAAACGCAACTTTTTACGAAGTTGGAGACTCTACTACAACTTTAACCACTAACACCGGGGATACTGGTCGCCAGACACTTGTGCTTGGTAATCTTAATTTAAATTTTGCGGTTAGTGTTGTTGTTAATGTTACGGGTGTATCTGGCGTAAGTGCCGTTGGCACACCAAGTATCTCAGGTAAAGCTTCTACAGGAACTACTGGTGTAAGTGCTGCAGGACAAGTTAATACTGTAGGTATCTCAGGTAAGGCTTTTACAAGTATTGCAGGGGTATCTGGCACAGGACAAGCTAATACTGTAAGTGTTTCTGCTAACTCTTCTACTAATGTTGTAGGTATAGTTGGTAATACAGAAGTTACAGCACCTAGCATTACGGGAAGTTCTAATACTTCTTTAACAGGTGTTGCAGGAATTACAACAGTAAATTCTGTAAATGTCTCTTCTGATTCTACTACTACAGTAACTGGGGTAAGTGCTAACGCAGAACTAGGTATTGTAGAGATAGATACAGGTTCTCCTGTAACAGAAGTATTAGTTACGGGTACACAAGCTACAGGGGCTATAGGTAGTTTAAGTGTATCTACTCAAGCTACTATTAATATAACTTTAGATGCTATTACTTCTTTTATAGGAACACTAGCTACTAGTTCTGAAAGTAATGTAAGTTTAAACGGTGTTACTGCTAACACTATTGTAAATACAGTAGTAGTTAAGATAGGAGCACAGGTAAATTTAGATAGTGTTGCAGCTACAACTAGTGTAGGTGAGGTAGGATTTAAAGTTTCTAGAGCCGTTACTATTGATGGTGTGTCTGGAAATATAGATACAAGCAACCTTATTGCTAGTGGTGTTGTATTCGATTTTGAAGCTATAAAAGAAAATTACAGCAGAAATAGAACGGTATATTTACGGGAGTTACTTTCTACTAAAACTTCATATGTAAAAGAAAGTCAGAGTAGAACAGTGTACGTAGAGGCACAATCTGGTAGTCGAACCGTATATGTAGAGGAAGAGCAAAGTAGGACTGTCTACATAGAAGCTCTGAGCAACAGTAGAAAAGCTTACGTAGCAGCTTAAAGGAATTTATAATGTCATTAAAATGGCCTAACAAAGACCCAGATGAAACCTTAGACTACAGTGTAGATTGGTCTCGTTTTCTAGGGGAAGCAACAATTGTTTCTGTTACTTGGTATATCGAAGATTCAGATGGAACTAAAACATTACTAACACCCGGTGGAAGTGCTGTAAATAATATTCAACTTATTGCAGCAACTAATACAAGCACTGTGGCTACAGCAAATATAGCTGGTGGTGTAAATAATACTAACTATTTATTCTACTGTAAAATAACCGACAGTAATTCTTTAGTGGTAGAAAGAAGCATTCGACTACGTGTGAGGGATAAATAATGGCATATAATTTTTTAGGTCTAGTAAACGAAGTAAACCGTAGATTGAATGAAGTAGAGCTTACTACTTCCAACTTTGCTGCAGCTACAGGATACTACAGTACAGCTAAAGATGCTGTTAATAGTTCTATTCGGCATATTAACCACGAAGAGTTTGAGTGGCCTTGGAACCATGTAGAAGAAGAAGATATTCTTACTGCAGGTACTACACGATACGGCTACCCCTATGATGTAAAAACAATTAATATGGATAGCTTTCGTATTAAACGTAACGATACATTAAACGTAGCTACTACTAAGTTAAAAAACTTGGCATATCAAGAGTACTTAGATAAGTATGTAGACTATGAGTACAATACATCTGACAATATGCAAGGTGTTCCTCGTTACATTGTACGTACACCAAGCCAAGAATTTATTACTGTACCTACACCTAATAATGCATATGAACTTGTGTATGAATACTACCGTAATCCTGTAGACCTAGAGTTGCAAGACGATGTACCAAGTATTCCACAAGAGTTTAAGCACATTATTGTAGATGGTGCAATGTACTATGCCTACACATTTCGTGGAGATCTACAGGCTGCACAATTGTCTGAGCAAAAACTTGCTATGGGTATTAAACAAATGCGTAGTCTATACATTAACAGGTATGACTATGTTCGTTCAACTGTTAAAAACGTAAACAACGTAAATATCGCAAAGGTATAAAACATGGCTACACAGTGGCAAACTTTTCTTGTACCTTTATCCGGCGGCCTTGTTACTAACTTGAGTCCTCTGCAACAAGGTGTCAATGGTGTTGGTACGGCTTCTGTACTTCGTAACTTTGAACCTTCTTTAGACGGTGGTTATAAGAAAGTACTAGGCTATTCTAAGTTTGCATCTACGGAACTTACTGGCTCTGGGGTTGTTCAAACGGTTTGTGTTGTAGGTGAGAGTAGTCGCCAGAAAGTTATTGCAGCAAGAAGTGGTGTGTACTACTTACTAGATGCTATAGATAGTGTACCATCATGGACATCTCTAGCTACTGCGGCAAACCCTGCTTTCACTAAAGCAAGACATGCAGACTATAAGTACGACAATGCTTATAAAATAGTATTTGTAGACGGTGTTAACTACCCCGCATACTACACCAATAGCACAGACACTATGAGCTACATTACAGGCTCAGGAACGGGTGCTACAGCCGTAGAGGGTGCCTCGGTAGTTGAGGCATTTAAAAGTACTCTATTCTTTGGCGTAGGTACTGAGCTTGTGTTTACGGCACCATACACAGATTCTGATTTTGACCCTGCTAATGGTGCAGGTTCAATTGGTTTAAACTCTACTATTACAGGACTAAAAGTTTTTAGGGACAACCTAATTATTTTTTGTGAAGATAAGATATTTAATCTGTCGGGTACTACATCTGCAGACTTTAGGCTTAGTCCTATAACAGAAGAACTAGGTTGTATTGGTGCAGATACCATCAAAGAAATTGGTGGTGATGTAATGTTTTTGGCACCAGATGGTTTACGTACCATCAGTTCTACTGCTAATATCGGTGACTTTGGATTAGATGTTTCTTCTAAAAATATTAGACCTACTGTTAAAAAACTACTAGACTCTACACAAACGTATCAAGCACTTAATGTTCGGGAAAAAGCACAGTATCGTTTCTTTAGTTATGTTAGTGCAGATAAGGTAGCTACTTCTAAGGGTGTACTAGGCACTAAATTCTTAGATCAGGGTGGTCAAGGGTTACAATGGGCTGAGTTACAAGGCTTTAAGGTATACTCTGGTGACTCTAAGATAATAGACAATACAGAATTAGTACTGTTTGCCAATAATGATGGTTACATTTATCAAATGGAAAATGGTACAAGTCGGGATGGTGCAAATATAGACGCAGTATTTGAAACTCCTTATATGCCTATAGCAGATCCACAGAAACGTAAAACTTTTTATAAGCTAGATTTGTACATTAAGCCTCTAGGCACTATTGACATCGTAGGTTCTGTGAAGTATAATCAGGCTAGTCCTGTTAAGATACAACCACCAACGTTCAACATGACATCAACTTCAGGTGTAGCTGGTGTCTACGGTGATGTAACATCCCTCTATGGATCTGCAGTATTTGGTAAAGCATTTACACAGACATTTACCCAAAACCTAATAGGCTCTGGTAATACCATAGCTTTACGTATTGAAGACAATAGCACTAGCTCAAGTTTTGTACTTGATAGTGCCGTATTTGAGTTTAAAGAAAACGACAGACAGTAAGGAAAAACTATGGCAGGTTACAATAGACAAGACACATCCAATAATATTTCTAATGGTAATGTTATTGATGCGGATGACTTAGATAACGAATTTAACCAAGTAGAAAATGCTTTTAGTTCAAGCACTGGTCATGCACATGATGGCACTACTGCAGAGGGTGCACCTATTCTTGTAATTGGTCCTGCCCAAGATGTAGTTGCTACAGCCAGTGTGCTGCGTCCTAAGACTACAAATGTCGTAGACTTGGGTACAGATGCCCTACGTTTTAAAGATGGCTATATGTCCGGTACATTGAATGTAGCTACTAGCATTGTGGCTGCAGGAACTTTATCAGTAGAGGGTAACACTGTACTTGGTAATGCTGCTTCTGACACAGTAACTTTTACCGCAGATGTTTCTTCTAACATTATTCCTTCAGTTGATAATACGTATGACTTGGGTGCTACTGGTTCTGAATGGAAGGATGCGTATATTACAGGTACAGGTTACATTGATACGTTAGATGCAACCAATGCTACACTGGGTACAACTGTAGTTAGCACTAGTATATCTGGGGGTATCTTTAATCCAACAACATTGCAAATAGGTGGTGTTGCTGTAACTGCAGGTGCTGCAGAGTTGAATGCTTTAGACGGTATTACTGCGACTGTTACTGAATTAAACTATACTGACATAACTACACTGGGTACGTCAGAGGCCAGTAAGGTACTGACTGCAGATGCCAATGGCGATGTACTAGCAAGTCAAGAGTTTCGTGCTGTAAGCTACAATGAAACACTGGGTACTGTTACTGCAGGTGCATTAGACTTAGAAACAGGTAACGTTTTTGTTGATGCTCCTGCTTCAGATGTTACGTACAGCTTTACTAATGCACCCGCATCTGGTACTGCCTACGGCTTTACATTGAAGATTACACCTAGTGCTACTGTTATAATTACATGGCCTAGTACTGTAGATTGGCCTGATGGTACTCAACCTGTAGGAACTAGTTCTGGAGAGACTGACGTATTTGTATTTTTTACTCATGATAATGGTGCTACGTTTTATGGGTTTAGAGCAGGGAATGCATTAGCATGAGTTGCATTACTAAAAAACTTATGGCTACTCAGTCGCAGCCTTTGACTAAACGTTGGGGCTATTTTACTCAACGTACTAGTGGTAGTCTACAACAAATAGATCTAACAGATGCTACTAGTATACCTGCAGCCGCAGATGCACGGGCATCAGGAGAAGCTACTATTCGTGTTTTAGATGGTCAATTTATTGTTGCTTGGGAGTACAATATAGTAGTAGTAAAATTATTTGGGTCTGATACAGTTTTAAGACTATACACTATAGACAATGCAACAGGAAAACTTACATATAAAGACGAACTAGATATTCAAAATATTACGGGTGAGACTGCTAGTTCTGAAATAATGCGTATACACTACGCAAGCCCAAACACATTTATTACAATATTTACACGTGCAGACTCTGTAATTACTATAGATATATCTACTGAAGATTTTTCAGTTCTAGATAGATATGCACTAACGGGTGGACAAACATGGGATAATGACTTTGATGTTGTGGAAAAATGTGTAGATCCATATTACCTAAGCCAATCTTTATATGACCAAGTGTACAATACGGATTACATCTTTGTTCACAAGGATAACACTGATAGAGTAGTTTGGTGGTTTGATGTTTCTGACCCAACTTCAATTACCTTAGTTGAATACGCAGATGTAAGTACTAGTGGAATTGGTACTGAATTAATAAATGCTGATAATGGACTAGCTTATTACAACTCTAACACAGACAGTGGAAAACTTATTCTTTTTAGAAACAATGACGATCCTGACTTTAATAGTTTTAACTTCTCCGATTCTGCTGGCAGCTTATCTGCAGATACAGGATCTATAACTACAACTGGTGTTTTTGGAGACAACGATTCCAATAGCTTGAACAGTGAAGCATCTTTACTTTATGGAACTACTATTGTATCTCTTTTTCACAATGAAGATGTGACAAAAAGTAGCTCTTCAACGTTTGCACAGACTTCTGTTACTGTGCACACAGGGGAAATTGGTAATATATTTGGTTCTGATATTGTGCACAGACAAGGTTATCTGTATGCACTTATTCGGGATGATGGAGTAGAATCAGACGAGCCACATCGTCTTGCTATATGGGATATTTCAGGTGCTGATACAACTGCACCAGTTCTAGCTAATACTAAAAATTTGGGAATCAATGAACTAAATGATAGAGGTCATATACAAGTTGACCCAAGAGAAATATATACAAGCTAAAGGAGCTATATAAAATGTACGTAAAACTAACAAACGGTAGTGTCGATCAATACCCATACACGATTGGACATCTACGCCGTGACAATCCTAACGTGTCTTTTCCACGTATCGTTTCTGATGCTATGTTGGCACGGTATGATGTATATCCTGTAGTGGATGGCACCGTCCCTTCTTATGACACACGAACAGAAAAGGTAGAAACACCTACACTACCCACACTCGTAAATGGTGCATGGACAATCGTATACAGTATTGTTGATCTAACAGACTCTGAGGTACTGGCTCGTACAAACAGTGCTGCCAGTTCTGTCCGTAAACAACGTGATGATCTACTAGATGATACAGATTGGGTGGTAGTAAAGGCACTTGAAAACGGTGAATCTGTAGCATCCGATATGAAACAGTACCGTTCTGATCTCCGTAATATTACAGACCAAGCTTCATTTCCATACGACTTGACTTGGCCCACGAAACCATAAGGCATATATCATGAATAATCCAACCACAAAGAAAAAACGTTTAAAGTTTGCAGGATTTAAACCTTCTGCAATGCAACGTATTGCTCAGACAATGGGTTATACAGGTGACATGTCTGGGTTTGATGCGTACTTAAATAGCAATCCAGATAAACAAAGTAAGATGGAAGAGTACCGCCAAGCTGCCACTAAGCTTGCAACTGGTGGGTATGTACAGAACTTTGCTCCCGGTGGTATGCCTTCTGGTGACCCTGCCCCCACTGTTTTCAAGAATGATTACTCAACTAAAGCAGCAGTGGATAAATTTAACGCAGACAGAGCCCCCGGTGGAATTCATTATGAAAGTTCTAGTTCACAAGCTGCTGATAATGCTGCGGCTGCTACAGGACTTGCAAATTATGTTACTCCACTAGAGAATCTAAAAAATAAAATTGCATCAGCTACTAGTAATGCATCAACAGGAACTTCATCTAGTGTGCCTTTTTCAATGGATGGAACATACGATCCATCTGCAGGTATGCCTACTGCACCAGATATAGATAGCACTGTTACCAGCTTAATAGAGGCTAACCCACAGGATTACTACGTTAATCAGATTGACTACGAGAAAAACAAAAAGTTTGCTGTAGATCAGACTAAGGCTCTCTCTGGTAATACAGCTATTATGGCTAACCCAGATGATTACAAGATTGAGATGCGTGGTAATCGTTACCATATTGTGTACCCTGACGGTACTTTGATCAATACGCAATATGCTGGCATAGCTAATGCAAAAGCTAGAGCTAAAGGCGTAGCTGCAGGTCTTAAAGCCGTTAAGCCTATGCAAGACGTATACAACCAACAACAGGATATGTACCGTGAATACCTTTCAACTGGTGTGTCTGAAGGTGTTACTTCAGATCTAACAAATATCGAAGAACAATATAATCAAGCAAACACACAGTATGATACTTTAAGTCTAGAGTTAAGTAGGTTGCAAGCACGAGCTGAAGCAAACCCAGATGATCCATATCTTGCCGAATTAGTAGAAGCTAAAGGTCAAGAAGTATCCGATACCTACTTGCGTCTGCAAGAGCTTACACCACTATACCAAAAAAGTCAGCCTACTATTACGGATGCAATGACTGACAGGGCTGTTAATCCAGAACTTCCAGAGGGTGCAACAGTAGATCCAAAACGAATTAAAGTTAAACGTAATCAGCTTATAGATAGTGAATCAGGACAACTTGAAGGAAACGTTAGAGCACGTGTAAATCGAGCAACAGCAACTGAGGCCCAAGGTATAGCAGCAAAAGACGCATCTACCTTTGAGGCAGATGAATCTGGGGAACAAGTTGATACAGCTTTAGAGGGATTGGATGCTACTCAAGTAGGCTTCGATGATCCTCGTGCTACTATTACTGCGGCAACACAAGATACTACGGCAGTGTCGGATCTTAATGCTTCACAAGGTACAGCCAGTATTATTGACAGTCCTGTACAACGGGATATACAGGCCGGTGAACTTGTATCTGGTTCTGCGGTAGATGCCCAAAAAGCTGCCTTGTTTACAGAACAAGTACAGGCAGCACAAGCAGACCCCAGTGAAAAGACATCTGTAGCTTTTCAACTAGAACAGCTTATGAGTGACTTTGACGATGGTCAAACCCCAGCATGGGCAGCTGGTTCTATGAGGGCTGCAACGCAGAAGCTTGCTCAACGTGGGCTTGGTGCCTCTAGCATGGCAGGTCAGGCTATCATTCAAGCTACTATGGAATCAGCTTTGCCTATTGCAATGGCAGATGCACAAACCCAATCACAGTTTGAAGCAATGAACTTGTCAAATCGTCAGCAACGTGCTATGCTTGCAGCTGAACAACGTGCAAAGTTTATGGGTCAGGAGTTTGATCAAGAGTTTCAGACACGTGTGATCAATGCTAGTAAGATCAGTGACGTTGCTAATATGAACTTCACTGCGGAGCAACAGGTACAGCTTGAGAACTCTCGTGCTGTTAATACTATGAATTTGGCTAATCTGAATAATAGCCAAGCTATGGTACTCGCAGAAGCTTCAGCATTAGCTAACCTAGAAACTCAAAGCCTAAGCAATGTACAACAAGCTGCGGTTATGAATGCCCAGAACTTCCTTAACGTAAGTATGGCAGATGCAGACAGGAAACAACAAGTTGATATGTTTAAATCACAGCAGCAAGTACAGTCTATCTTTACAGACACTGCAGCAAAGAATGCAGCAAAACAATTTAATGCTAGTAGTGAACAGCAGAATAATCAGTTCTATGATAACCTGTCTAATACAACAAACATGTTTAATGCAGAACAGCAGAATGCCATAGCTAAATTTAATGCCGGAGAAACAAATGCAATCCGAAAGTTTAATGCTGAGATAAAAAATCAACGTGAACAATTCAATGCAAAGAATCAGTTAGTCATAGATCAATCAAATGCTACATGGCGTAGGGAAATTGCTACTGCAGATACTGCAGCCATCAACCGTGCTAACGAAATAAATGCTATAAACACATTGGACATTTCCAATACAGCTTATAATAATCTTTGGCAGATGTACGGTGATCAGATGGAATGGGCATGGACAAGTGCCGAAAATCAAGAAGAACGTTTGGCTGAGTATGCAAAAGCAGGTCTTTCTCTAGAGGAGGCAAAGATGAGAATCGATGCACAAAGTAGTAGTAGTTTTGGTAAGCTTGTTAGTACCCTGCTTTTTACTCCTACAAATGTACTGACGAATACTATTGGTGGAAGTTTACTTGGAATTGAATAGGAGTAATAAATATGAGTATGTATAATACAAGTGCTGTTAGCTACGCAAAAGCCTTGAGCAATCTAAACAAACGTAAGAATAACAAGGCTGCACCTGAGAAAAAAAGTGGGTTACTATCTCGTGTGATGTCACCAAGTCCTCGTGCTAAAGAGACAGAGAGTAAAGAACCTGCAGATATTGCACTAGATATCATGGAAGAAATTCGTAAGTATAGGAACCTATAATAATGTCACAAGACTATAGATCAAGTTTCAGTGCTCCTATACCGGGGCAAAGTTTAACCGCAGAGTTAGGTGCACGTCCTTGGCAGCACCCACCACAGTACCCAACAGTAGAACGTGCTGCTGAATACTATGCTGAACGTATTTTAAACATGGCAGCACGGGATCAACTTGTGGAAGTTATGGAATCTGGTATTCCCCTGACTACTATAGCCAACGCCCTACAGGGAGGCTCTGTGATGGAGGGTAAGCACACAATTGATGTTGGTATCCTGATGATGCCTATCATCGTTGAGATGCTCTCCTACGTGGCTGACGAAGAGGAAGCAGACTACGTGGTAGGTATTGAGCCTGAAGATAGAGACACCGATAAATTTAGTAGTGCAGCCATTAGCAAAGTACTACGTGAAATGAAAGACGATTTGGCAAATGAAGATGGCACAGAAGAAATGCCAGTAGAGCCAGTAGAAGAAGCTGAACCTGCACCTGCAGGATTGATGGCGAGGAGATAACAATGGCGTTTAATTTTGGGGCATTTATAGGTGGGGCTTCTGAGAACTTGGTTGACATGATCAAGACTAAAGAAGCACAGATGTACAAAGAAGATCAAGATGAAAAAGAGATTAAACGTAGGGCACGTGTAGCTGCAGCTACTCAACGTAGGGCTGATGAAAAAGAAGCTAGGGAAGCTGCACAGAAGCTGAAGCTTGCAGGATTTGATCCTGACAGAATATCGTATGCTCTATCCCAAGGCTCTACATATGCAAGTGGGTTGGCAGAGTACGGGGGTATTGCTGTAACTAATGGTAAAGATCCTAATACTCTACTAAAGTATTCTAGTGATATCGATGAGTTCAAAACACTTTCTGGTCACAAGGCATATGATCAAGAAATGACATTGCCTGAAGGCTTCTCTCTCCCAGAAGACGCAGATGCATCGAAGTATTTTGAACAAGACCGGGAAGTATTTACTACACTTTCTCAACCTGCATCAAAACCTGTTACAAGTTTGCAAGCTGTACGTGCTAATGTCGTTAATAAAATGTTGTCAACAGATCCAAATAGCCCAGAGTACTCAGAACTTTCAAAAAGAAATGATACATTGCTTGCTGAGATAAAACGTGAGCATGAAAAAAATGATGATTCTGAAAACATAGACCCGTTTACTAACTCAGATGTCCGACTTGATTGGGGACGTTTTTTACAAGATGCAGCAACCCCTCTAGGTATGGAAACACTTGAAGGTAGTATCGTAAATGTACAGGCGGGTAATCAGGGTAAGGCTTATATTGCTAGTATAGATGCTGGTCTTGCTATGAAATCTCGTATAAAGTCTGCGGGACTTACTTCTCCGAATGTGACTAGCTATGCTGACGTAAAAATAAATACAGCTTTGTCTGATTTAAAAAGTAGGGGTGCACGTATAGCCTATGCTGCGAGTAATTTAAATGATGCGACTAGAGAAGCTGTAGCTACGGCAGGGCCAGATCGTGACATGGGCTTACTTGAAAAATATAAGATGCCATACAATCCTGAAACTAATGAATATAAATCTACCTATACTGGGTCCGAGGCATTAGACTTAGCAGGTAGAGGTGCTTTTAATGTGGGTGATGTTATTGTGATAGATAACATGCCAGTTCTTTATACAGGTAATATTAAACTATCTTATGGTGGCCTGAGTAAAGAAGGCAATTTAGTTAACCTTCCATTTTTGTTTATAGGTGGTAGTGACAATTATGAAGTCACTGATGTAGGACGGTATTAAGGAAAAAACTTATGGGTGTATATGACTCCGCAGTATTGCCATCCTTTTCTATAGAGGATGATGAAGAAGAACAGTCTGAAGAGCCAGTAGTCAATGGTGATTCTGTAGCTACTACAGTAGAGGACGAACAACAGGCTACAGGTAGTAGTCTCTACAAGGATGCTATTCTTCCTCCAACAAACATGAATAATGTTTTAGACACAATACAAAGTACTACCACGGAACAACCCGAAGGTACTGCACCATCTGTTAAAGGTGCTCTCCTACCTAGTGTGGAGTTTACACCGAATGAATCTACACTAAACGAAATACAAAATCCAGATGAAATTACAAATGAAGACATGTATGGAAACGAAGACTTTCCAGATATGGTTTTTAGCCCACTTATCCCTGAAGACTTAGAACAAAGAGTTGTACCAACAATTAAAAACAACTTCATCGATAGTATAAAAGAACAGTTAAAAGAAGATCCAACTAGCCCATACTTGCAGGAACTTTTAAATACAGAAATTAAAGTAGATGCACGTGCAAAGGAAATCTATCAAACTAATCTGGATTCTTTATATTCAAAAGAAAGTTTAGCTAACCTTAGAGAAAAGGCAAGAGAAAAGGCAGTTGCCACTAAAAATAGAAGAGATGCTATACTTGAGGAATTTAAAGAGGTTGCGAAAGAGGCTGGGTTTGATTCTCCACTAGAGTATCTAAGAAGTAAAGCTAAGTCTGACCCACAGTTAGATTATGGAACACTGTATAAAGAGTTTGATATTCAAAGGGCTGGGATTTCTATTGCTGAATACGTAAGCCAATTTGATGGACCACAAACTGTACAAGATTTCTTTGACGAAGCAGTATATGCGGCAGAAACCGATATAGAAAATGACCTTACTACTATATATGGGTACTTAAACGGAGAAAACTCCGTCCATAAAAAGGGAGTATCCTTTATGTTGGAGAATTCCGACTTGTTGGAATTTATGGGGTATAAAGGCAGTTTGAATGCCATTGCCAATATTGCGGAAGGGCGAGATTGGATTGACCCTACTGTAATGTTTAATGACTTTATTACGGAGTCCAATCGGGCACAACGTGAATGGGATGAAATTGTAGCACCTACGGAAGAAGATCATAACAGATTGGTCTACGCATTTAAAAATGGCAATGCGGCAGACTTTGGTTGGGCGTTTTCGATGGCAACTCTAAATTTATTAGCTGTTATTCCGGGGGTGAAGGCTGTTGGAAAGGGCATTAAAAAAATTAAGGGTTGGGTTGAAGACCCTTCTGTTGTTATGAAGGCTCGTACTGCGGGTGGTATACGTGAACAAAAACTACGTGATGCTGTAAAACAAAAAGTAGCAAAAAATAACTCTGTTAGAGAAGAGTTGCTGACACAGTTTGAAAATAAATTTGATGTTACCATTACTAAAATGGAAAATGGTAAACGTGTAATTGACAGAGATGCAGTCAAACTTGTGGGAGAAAGAAAAACTCTTGACTTAATGCAGTCAGAAACAGGTGCCGTAATAAATCTACCTTCAAATGCTTTAACTGCTCCCATACTAAATGCAGAAACCTTTGACAGTTTAGTTGGGACTTTGATTGATCTAAAAAAGATTGCACCTGAAGAGTTCGGAAAAAGTAAGACACTCATAGATGACATGCTACGCATTACTATTGAGGGCAAGGTGAAGCCTGAAAAGATGATGGATGTTTTAGCAGAAAATGGTATGCAACTTGAGGAGTTTGTTCTTGCTACGTATGGCTCTGTATCTAAAGCAGGGGAAGTGCTGGGTAGATTTAGCCATCTTATGAGGGCAAAGCCTAAAGGTATACTAGAAGATTTAGATAGTCGGGTAGCTGAAAAGGCAGACAATAAAATAAAAGATTACTATAATCGTTACTTCCTGCGTACCGAAGGTTTACGTAAAGGTATACTAGTATCACCCCTAGCTGTTGCTATGCGTAACATGCAAAGTAACTTTGTAAGAGCACCAATGGAATCTTTAAATGCAGTTATTTCTAATGCTGTGTGGAAGGCTTCTAATGAAGGTGCTATACCCGCACTTAAATCTTTAAATCCTTATAGCCCAGAAAGTTCTTTCAAAGGTGGTATGGATAATCTCAAATTAATGTTTAAGGATGTGAGAGAAGCTAAACATTTTTCTGAGTACGTGCTTGAGCATAGCCCAGATCATGCACGTATGATGTACAATACCCTAAATGAAATGCAGTTAAACATGGGCAGAGGGCAAGCAACGAGTGCGCCGGGACGGGTTGCCGATGAAATGTACTCTATGTTGGAAGATTTTTCAGGAGTACTCAATACCCCAAACCGGATACAAGAACTAAACATTCGTAATGCTACCTTCTGGTCTGAGCTAAAGAGGCTGGTTAAGAATGAATACAAAATAGATTTAAAGGATTCCTTAGATGGGGGAATGCTTATGGATTTTGTACGTGATTCGTCTACAGTTAAACCTGCAGGAGCTAGGTCTTTTGTTGCTTTAATGGATGATGCCACACGAAAAGCAATGCGAGTAACTTACTCCGCAACACCTGAGAATTACATACTCAGAAAGTCTGCAAACTTCATTAGTAAAAGCCCACTATCCGTAGCTATCCCCTTTCCTAAATTCATTGCAAATGGCATTGAGTATTTTGCTGAAGGAACTATGGGTGCAGTTGGCCCAATAAAAAGAAAATTACAAGCTCAATTTTTTGACCGTAGTTTAAAGGGTCCGTTGACTGCACGGGAATCTGAAAAAATTGCAAACAACATAATTGGATTAGGGATATTCACAGGTCTGTATCAATGGCAGAAGGACGAGAATCGGGGTAAAGATTATCAGAATATTGGTATACCCCTCACTGAACTAGATGCTAACATTCTGGGTACGTATCCTATGGCACAAATGAACTGGATTGTTCGTGCTGCCGTAGAACGTGAGAATGGAACCTTTGATATGTGGGATTCTAAAGATGAATGGATGGAGTTATTCTTTGGTATGCAGCAACGTGCAGGTGTTAGCAACGTTATCACAGAAGAGTTAACCTCTATGCTTAGTGGTGCTTCAAACGAAACTGATGCTGCAAAGAGAGATAAAATTTTCGGTAGGGTATTTGGTCAGTATGTAAGTGGCTTCCTTAACCCCTATTTCCAAGTCATAGAATTAGAACGTGACATGGGTTTACGTACTACGGAACGTAAGGAAGCAGGTACAGACTTTATAATTACGGACAATCAATTCTTGAATGAGACTAAACGTTCTTTGATGCAACGTGGTGGATTGGACCCTGAAGAGGAAGCATTGCTACCCAAAAGAGAAACTGTTACAGACACTAATGAGAAGAGGCAGTACATTAAGTCTCGTATATTTGCTGGTATAAATGTTAAAGAAAGAAATGAGACTTTAAAATATCTACAAGAGATAGGTATCACTGATCCTAACTTTACACTTGGCAGTAAACACAAGATGAAAACTGTACAGAATTATCAGAATGAAAAGGTTAGTGCATACTGGCCTAGTCTTGTGGCTCAGGGTAGGCGTACTGGTGAACGTGCAGAGATGCGGTGGCAGAAAAGTAAAGAGCTTCAAGAGAAGTATACACTCACTGCATACATGCGTATGTATGAACGGGGTTACATCCAACAGCAAGTTCGAGATATTAGAAAAGCTGTGGGTGAAGGTAGAGCATTGATTGATACTCCTGTTGCAAAAAGAACAGACCAGTTCATTAGACTGCCTAAAGATGTACGGCGTATAGCAGAGGCTGAGTGGGTTAGGTTATACTCAAAGAGAACCAAAGATGGTGTCATAGATTTCTCTAATCTAAAGCATCTAAACCAACTACTAGCTTTAGCAGGAGTTGATCTAAAACCTAAATAAGAAAAGGGGGCAATTAAGCCCCCTCTTTTTTTACCTAGTGTCTCCACTCCCACCGATTGTACCTGCTTCTTTTCTAGCCGATAGCTTCTTCTCATTCTGTGCTGCGATCATACCTAGTGTTAGGTTTAAATCAGTGGCTAGTGCAGCACAGTACCAGAGTACATCACCTATCTCACTAGCAATGTCCTCTCGCCAAGTATCTGGCCTATTATCTGGGCCATCTCGTACAAGCTTCTTCACTTTGTTTGCTACCTCACCTGCCTCACCTGCGAGACCGAGGGCTGGGTATAATATCTTGTGCTGTTCGGGGTATATTGCTGTACCTGCAGCTGATCGTTGATACGAATTAAAATCAGACATGGTGTACTTCTCCTTTAGAAATTGTTCTGCCTCTTCCTTTAGTTTGTTCATTAGCCTTTACCCGTTTTAGCTGCTCGAAGTAGGCTTTGTTAAACCCACGTAACCATTCCCTATATTGCATTGTGTCGAGGGGAAAGGGACTGCCCACTCTACCTTTTTGAAAGTCACGATACCCTTTATCGTGCTGGAACTTTAACGGGGCATCGAACTTACCAAGTCCACGTTCTTTACGTGTTAGCTTTTTAGTATCCATTATAGATTCTCCTTCATAAAAACTTTTACCCACTCAGCACATATGTCACTACGAATAATATCATCTACCGTAAACTCAACGATAGGGACAGGAAGCATATACTTCTTAGCTAAGTGGACTACCCTACTCAATCCGTCAGCTTCCTTGAGATCACTCTGTTGTATGTCGCCATTCAGCACAATGGTACTACCTTCACCCACTCGTGTCAATAGCATTTTCAATTCGTGTAGTGTTATGTTCTGTGTCTCGTCTACAATGATGAAGGAACTATCAAAGCTTCTTCCTCGCATCAAAGCAAGTGGTGCCATTTCAATGTTACCATTCTTGATGGCGGTTTCTACAGTTCCTTTTCCTAAGTGTTTCTCTAAAACGTCTAGTACAGGCAATGCCCACGGCATAGTTTTCTCATGCAGGTCTCCTTTTAAAAACCCTAGCTCTCTACCTACAGCCACGTGAGGGCGAGTGATGACGATCCTGTCAATCTCTTTTGTAGTGTACAGATCGGCAGCATATGTAGCAGTTACGTATGTCTTACCTGTACCCGCAGGACCAAGGACAAACACCTGATCATGTGTTTTCATGCTGTCCCACAGCACACGTTGGTTGCTTGTCTTTGGCACAAAGCCTGATGTCTTTTTTGCAGATGCTCCTTTGTAATTAGTTTTCCTACGTGACTTGATGGGTTTTTGTGGTGGCTCCATTTCATCTACATGTATCATAGGTTAATAAGTTCCGCCTCTGTATATGGAATGTGAAAGAACTTCTCACCTGCACGGATGTAACGTCCCTTTGCTTCTTTAAGTCGATCCTCTGTAAGAGATGTATCTTTGATACGGAATACTTGCTTCAGATCATTGCGGAATATGTAGAAGTTTAGCACTCCATTCTTTTCTTTATACATTTCTACCAAACGTTTCTTGCGTTCAGGTATACGGATCTCTGCCCAATCGGTAGGCCAGTCACCCTTCCATGCCCGTTTGACTTCTGCCTCATTGAAGTATGTGTAGTCGTTTTTAGTGGACACTACGTCTACATTGTAGTCTTCCTTAACGTCATTTACATCATGACCTTTATTGAGCAGGTGTTGAGCTAAAGTTTTCTTAGCTACCCCGTCAAATTGATCGTACCAAGATTTGTTAAAAGGATGTTTGATCATTGTAATCTCCTAGTTATGAATAGTTTTTAATTATGAACTCTTTTAATTCCGTGTAGCCACCTAGCAGTGTTCCGTCTGGTTGGAATATCTGGGGTACAGTAGTTATGCTACCCTTTTTCAGTAAGGTTAGAACCCACTTGCTACTGGGTGATTGTATGTTGTACTCTACATAAGACAAGTTACAACTTTGTAACATTGCCTTAGCCAAGTCACAGAAGTTACACTGGTCTCTACTTATCACCGTCCACATTTAGTCTCTCCTGTATTACAAGTAATAGTTTCTTTTGTTCTTCCTCTGACATAATAGGCCACTCTCTTATCTCGTCAATGGTTCGCATACACCCTGTGCAGTATCTATCGTTGTTAATGCGACAGACCTTTACACAGGGCGATGCTACAGTGCCTATGCTCCGATGTCTACGATTTCGCATGAGTCACCAGTACATGCAAATGCTTGGCTAGAGCTTGTGCTATCTTCTTTTTCGTAGCTACTCAGCTTAGACCAATCAATCTTCTCAGGCATCTTACTTAGTAATGCCTCATACTCCTCTTTATTGCAATCCTGATAAGGTGCTTGCTGGTAAGTATGGTCTGAGTGTGGTAAGAATGACACACCTGACATCTCGTCAAAGTGTTCATACACAAATGCACCCACAGCCATCCATTCGGTGTCACGAACTGTGCAAGTCACCGATGGTTTGTGTTCGCACCAGTGACGTTGATAAGCAAGCCATGTCTCCAGCTGTTCGATTGCTGACATGTCATTACGTGTCACGGCATTCGGTGGTGACTGCACAGGGAAGCTGAACACCGTAGTAGTCTCAGGATTAAACACGCAAGGTTCGGCAGGGATGCCTTGATCTTTCATCATCTCTGTTAGGGGATCGTTGTTGTCTCCTCTAACGGTTCGGACGTAATAATCGTTGTGTCTGGCGTGTATACCGGAGGCTGAATCGACCAATTGTGATACAGTACCAGAAGGTTTATTGCAACTAATAGCAGTACTAACATTGATACCAAGGCGATCAGCCCACTCAGCATTAGTATCGACAGCCACCTTACGAAGGTGTGAAAGTGTTTCATCTAATCCCTTATTCTTTAGTGTCATAAGTGGGTTGTCCATTACCCCTGTGAGTGACACACCCAACAGGCGTTCTTCTTCTGTATTTCGTTGCCACATCTTTCGCAGGTAGGGGAACTTGGTGTAGGTAGATTGTATCGTACCCAGAATGGTTGCGAGTCGAACCTTTTCCGCCAGAGTTTCAAGGGTATCCGTAGCACGGACAACAACTTCTGTGAGGTTGCATACCTGACCAGATCGAAGGATAATTTCAGAACAAGGATTTGTTCCAAAGTCATGGTTCGGATCACGCCGACCATACTTTTCAGCTTGCTTTTTACTTGCTTGACGATTGAATACACCACGTTCTCCCGATTTACTCTCTACTAATGATAGCCACTCACGCATGAATGTCTCCATGTCTGGCTTCTCTGTGTATGACACACTGTTATTTGCTAGTGCACGATACGATGCTTCATTCCACCACTGACCAGACTTAGCATGTCGCATACGATCATCACTAAGATTACTCAATGAAATCATAGCACTGCGGCGTACACCACCAACCACAACAATCTGACCGATAAAGCACATCAAGTCATGGCACTCAATAGAGGACAGCTTGCGTCCTTGTGCTGCCTTGAATGTCTGTACTGTGAAGTTAAACAGATCAACCAGAGGGCCGGGACCACTAGCACGTCCACCGAATGTCTTCAACCGTGCACCTGCTGGACGTACCTTACTGACATCCCATTTAGGAATCTCACCAGCCCACAATAGTGCAAGCAGCTGCCGATATGATTTAGCCCAGCCCTCTTTGCTATCCTTTACGACAATGGTTGTCTCACTGTCAAACAAAGGTGGAACCTCTGGAAGCTTACTTACGAACTGCCGTTCAACACTAAAGCCAACTCCTGTCCCACACAATAGGATAAACATTGCTTCATCGAATGCATGAGGATGATCTACATGAAGGTACGAGCAATTATACATACATGTATTGTCCCGTGCTGCGGCTGGACCAGCTGTCATCATAGCTCTCATAGAAGGCATGATCTGCAACGAGGTAACAGCATCACGAATATCTTCGTATACCTTCCAGTCTTTTTCCTCTGACAGTAAGGGCGTCACAATATTATCCATGTAACGGTTTACTGTTTCTCCCCAACCTTCACGGCGGTTTTCTTCTTCTAGCCAACGAGCATACCTAGATGTGTGGATAAATGCTTGGTAGTCTGTAGGTAAATAATTATTCATAGTCACTCCTGTGTCAGTATTTTTATATTTTTAATTTCCATGCCATCCACATCATGGATGAAATCCTGTAGTTTATCTTCTATCTCTGTGTCGATGATACCGTCTACAGGTACAGGGTATTCATCTTCTAATACTTCTAATGTCAAAAATACTTTAACTATCATATTCTTCCATTCGTATTCTCCTACTAGTGAAACTTTACTTTAACCACGTTATCATCTAGTGATACATACTTTTCTGGTACACTAGTTGTTTCTGTGGGTGTAGCATTCATCTCTGTATTGATCAAGTCAAATAGCTTGCTACGGAAAGCTGCATCCCTCTCCATCAAAGGTATGGATGCTACTAACATGTCAGCTAACATGGACAAGTGATCGAAGTCGGATCTGTTTAGTGTATTGTCATCTGTGGTTAGTACCCCTACATCAATATCTCCAGACCAAGAATTGTCTTCCATGACGTGGGGTGAAATACGGATTACGAAATCGTTTGAGTCAAAGTCTATAAGTGTTTTTTCATTGTTGTCCATGCTAACTCCTTTTTATTTTCTCATTAGGGAATACCACCAAGTCGGGGTGGTTGTCAATACCTTTTTCTTTTAGCCAATCTTCCGGTACAATCCTATCGGCATATAGAAATTTATTCTTTTCACACCATGTAGCATATGTACTTTTGGCACCCTTACTTAGCTTACGTTTGCTGCTTTCAAACACAAACCGTATGTCTAAGCTTGGGTGTTGCTTTTTAATAGCAAGATGCTTACGTCTATCACTAGCTGTAAACAACCCTTTTACTTCTATGATTAACCCATTAGGCAATACAAAGTCAGGGGTATAGGTGCGGTACATCAAGTCTTCCCATTCAATCTTAATGGCTTCATACTTGAACTTTACTTTGTGTTCTTTCAAGTAATCTTTGACTTTGATTTCTAGCCCACTCCTATACCCATGCTTCATAGCAGCACGGAACTGCTTGCCGTTCATGGGAAGCCCCAGATACCTCTAAAGCTTTTGACGCCTAGCTTACTTAGCTCTGCCATGACTTCTTCTTCTGCATCCTTACGGGCTTGTACTGCTTTACGCAGATTTGCATAACGTGCTTTGTGTAAGTCATGCCTACGTTCCTTCAACTGTGCCTCTAGAAGATCAATCTCTTCCTGCATCTGTTTAATTTCATCATCACCTAGCATATTCACTCCTCTATATATGAGACCATCTTAGGGTCTTTTGCTTTTGACATACGTGCTGGTTCCTCTACCATAGTGGGCCAACATGCCTGTCGATAATCACAGAATTTACATCCGTCATTTAGTACTGTATTGCCAGTCGGCTTTCCCCTAAAGTATTCAGGTACAGGGGAGAAGCAACGTTTGAATACATTTTTGTTTACTGTCTCGACTGTATTCTTGATCTTGTCTAACTCTTCATCCATATCAAGATTGTCAGCAGGTACATACTTGAACTCACCATTGGCTTTGTTCACTACCCACCAACCACCTGCACGTTTTCCAGAAGCCTTGGCATAACCTGCAAGTTGTCCTACATATCCGAAACCATCTCCCTTTGCAAGGGCATCGAAGGATTCAAACTTGTTACGGTAAGACCAGTCTGATGCTGACTTCACATCATCGACAGCCCCATTGACAATCAGATCGTAGCTGCCGTTGACTTTTGTTTCTGCACTGTCACCTACGTCCAAAGTAACATGATCGGTGTCTTCAAATTTTACCCCTGCTTCTGTGAGTAGTCCTTTGAATACGGCCTCTACTATGTCACCTAGCATCATGTTCATGATGAAGGTTGTCGGTTTAGGTAGTGCAGTCTCTGGTCTGTTCTTCTCAAACCACAGTTGGCAAGTAGGACGCCCAACATTGGACATCCTGATTCTAAACTCGCCACGAGACTTACCACTACCAAACTGACGTTTCAATGCATCTGCAATCTCTGTAGCCACCTGTTGGATTGTTTCATCCTTCATGGTAGACTTGCCGTTGACTGCATCTGTCATGTACTGGTGTAGTGCCAGTTCGCCGGGATGATTCATTATACGAAGTCCTCTTCGTCAATGTCCACGAATGCTTCTACTGTATCCGTATCCGTGTCATCATTCTTGTAAGCCTTCTCTTGCCATGCACCCTTGATGTACTCATTGTAGTTCTCCACCCAAGCTAAGAAGTTTGCAAAGGTCTCTTGTGCTGCATCCGAAACGTCTAGTGTTTCACTCATGTCAAGTTCCATAGTAGGCAAGTAGAATACATTACCGTTAGGCAATGCACGTTCCTCTGTGCCAGACTTGATGTTGTGTTGCACTGGCAGTCGGCGCATACGACTCAGCTTAGAGAAGATACCACCTGCAGTCTTGAATGCATCACGGTTCTCAATTTCCCAGATGAATGCTTGAGGTTCCAAGTCTACAGGGTTACCTTGTGCATCCATGACATCAAGCATCTCTACTGTACCAAACATGACACGAACACGTTTGATCTGACGGATCAACTCTTGTGTCTTCTCTGGCAATGCTTTGAAGTCTTCAATCCAGCCAGCTGGTTTGCCACAGTTGAAGCCACCGTCATTGTCTTTGAGGTCACTGTTTAGATCGTTAGCCATGAGTGTCTTGACGTAACGATTAGGTGTGTCGCCTGACGCCATGATGAAACGTTTGTACATAAACCGTTGTACGAACGGACGGATAGTAACGTTAGTAGAGTAGTATGTAGGGCCATCTGGGATTTCCAATTTGTATGTACCACCCGGTACTACTTCCATCTTTACAGACTTGCCGTTCACCTGTGCTTCACCCATGATAGGTGAGTGGTTGATACGCAACCGTGCAAGTGTACTTGACTGTGCTTTCTTTGGCCCAGCATCTGTGGACATGCCCATTGCTTCTGCCATTGCTGCGTAGTTATCAGTGTTAATAGTTGCTACTTGTGTCATTTATAATCTCCTATGATTTTTCAAGAACTGTAGTTATATCATGCTACATCTTTTGTGTCAAGCCAATTTGGCCCTATCTTCGCCTCAAGTAATAGTGGGACGTTGAAGTCTAAGCCCCACTTTTTATTGACAATTTGTAGCAGCTTGTCATTGGCTGCTGTTATTACTCGCAGTACTTTTTCCTCTTCTGCTGGATGTACGTCAATCACAATTGAATCGTGTACTGTGTTGACTATACAGCTATGTAACTTGTTAGCCTCTAATAACTTATCAATGTATATCAGAGATATTGGTACGATGTCTGCTGTTGCAAAGGATTGCACAGGAAAGTTTTTGATCTGTGTGAAAAATGTAACAGTGCCATTTGCCTTACGTGATACGCCGGGAAAGGAGAACTCACGACCAGATGGTGTACGTATCTTACCTGTACTGAGAGCCTCACTGGCTAACTCTTTGTGCCATCTGGCAATGCCACTGTACTTCTTAGTGAACTGTGCATAGTACGCAGCCTCTGCCTCTGTACGACCGAATCCACTGGCACCGTACAAAGGAGCAAATGTGTGGGCCTTGGCATCTTGACGTGACGTAGGCTGACCTGCATCAGAGATAACCTGTGCAGTGTAGCTGTGTACATCAAAGCCTGTAGCTACTTCGTCAATTGCTGTCATGTCTTGTGATAAATATGCAGCAACCCGAAACTCTAGCTGGGCAAAGTCGGCTTCCATAATCTTACCGTTATCCCAACGGGACTTGAATACTTTCTTAACAGGAAACGTACCACCACGTGGCATGTTCTGCATATTAGGGTCAGCACCAGATAGTCTACCTGTTGCAGTGCGGTGCTGTAGCAGTCGTACATGCAACTTGCCATCAGGTTTTACATGAGTACGGATGCCCTCTACAAAACTGGATAGATAGGTGTCGACTGCAGAAAGTCTACGTACTCGTTGTAAGAATAGTACCGCAGCATCCATGCCACGTTGTCTAGCTATACCCTCAAGGTATTCCAGTTTGTCTTTGCCTGTAGCAAATCCGTTAGCAGATACCCACTTCTTTGATGGTGCTTGAAACTTCAGTCCCCCAACCACCTTATTATCATCCATAAAAAGATAACCTGTACTGTCACACGAACCGCATCTACTAGTT